AGTCTTTAGCTCAGGATAAGCCTTCTTTACCAGAACTGCGTATGCTTTGAGTTGCTGATTTTCGGCGGCTTTACCCTGTGCTGTGCGTCCTGTCTTGTAATCAGTTACGACGGCGGCATCATTGCCAAAGAAGTCTATGCGGTCGATTGCTCCTGAAAATAGCTCATCATACCAGAATCGCTCCTCTATGACGCTATGGGTTATGGCTCCATGATCCAGTTGACGGATCATGTCTGCGTAGTCGCTCAAGCATCTGGTGGCAATATCCTGACCCTCCTCGGTTAGTTCCTCAAAGGGCTTCTGATCGGCTAGGACGGCATGAACATCCGTTCCTAGTTGCATATACTGATTCGGCTCTTGCGGCGGTATCGTGGACTCTAGGTTCCACGATCCAGCGCATAAGGAGAGGCGGGACATCCCGCTTGCGGAGGGTTTGCCGTTGCGTTCGTCGCTCATATTAAAGGATGGGCTTGAAGTTTTTTACATCATCCCACTTTGAGATGAGACGTTCGATTACCTTCTCGTCAACATCAGTCAGAAGCGTTGACTTGGTGATGCCCTTGACTTTCTTGGCAACCAAAAAGTGAATGACATGAAGATCGGGTATCTCATCACTCCACATTATACTCTGAAGCATCGTAAGAGGGCTATCGGGAAGATCGGTAGGAGCGTCTAAAGCCTCCTGTGGCTCGGCTTCCACAACCTCGGCGGTGATGACCTCTGGTTCTGGCTCGGCGGCGATTACAGGCTTCTCAATGCGGATTGGCTTGGTATCAAAATCTTGAACTTCTTCCACTAGGTATGTTCCGTTTAGGCAAGCTGGAAATACTGCTCTAACACCCTCTGCAACTACCCTGCAAGAAAGCATCTGTGCAGGATAGGTTTTCCAGTTCTGTTTTCCTGTCAGTCCAGCGGCCTTAGCTCGATCCATCGTCCAAGTAATTTCTACCTCACCCCCTGACGGGTGACTAAACTTGGCGGCGGCTTTATCATCGGTGCGACTTGTCCATTGGATCTTTCCTCCTGCCTGTTGGAACCTAGCTAATGCGGCGTGGCTCTTCAGAGCAGGGCGATTCTGGATGATGTCGTATTCGGCGGCGACTGATGCGGGGTGCTTCCCTTCGGCTTGAGCGATGAGCATAAGCGCAACGGCTTGCTCCTGACTCTTGATTCCGAAAAGACCTGAACGAGTAATGGCGGATGCCATTTTCTCAATGTCCGATACAGGGATCGGAGAGTATTGACTTGTGGTTGCTAATTGATTAGTATTCATGTGCGGTTAAAGCGTGGTTGCTGACTGCTAATGATGGCTAGGGAGATTCATGGCTCCCTAGCCATTCTAGTTTTAGTATCCTTTCTTCATGCCCTTCATCGGCATGGACTTTTTGGACATGGTTTTCTTACCTTTGGACATAGGCTTTCCCTTTGCCTCGGACATGACTTTCTTTGCGGTAGTCTTTTTCATTTCTTGTGTATTGATTAATGTGTGATTTTTGGTTGGCTTGGTCTGAATCTTGGAACGGATTGCAGACATGATTTCTTTAAGCATTAGGATGCGGCGGTATCAGTTGCAGGGGAATCCGTGGCGGTTTCAGTGCAAGTTCCTGTGCAAGGAATGACTCCTGTAACAAGATCGTGAACCTTCTGAAGTAGTTCAAGATCAATGGTTCCGAGTGCGTTTGCGATTTCCTGTGCGGTTTGGTTTAGGGTTGCTAGGTTTGGCATTTTTTGTGGTTGTGTTTGGGTTTGGTTCTCTCGTAGCGGAATTGCTACAAGAAATATGTGTTTTCATATTAATGACATTTCCAAGCTCTCAACGATTTGTTGATGCGGCTGTTGGGGTCTTTTGCGGTCTTTGCGCTGGTGAGTTTTGCTTTCATGCCTTTCATCCTCGCGCAAAAGGAAGCCTTGCGTCCTGCCTCGGCCTTGCTTTTGGGGTTGGGAGCAGGGGGCTTTAGGTGTCCTCCATGGGCCTTGTTGTATGATGCCCTTCCCTTGGCATTGAGTCCCCCCTTGGCGTTCTTTCCCTCTTTGCGTGTCCATGCTTCGCTCATAGTTATTTCTTTTTAGCGGTTTTCTTTGAATCACGGAAAGCCTTGGCGGTTGGTGTTCCTTTGCTTCCTACTTTACGCATCTTCTCCCCTGATCCCTTCTTAATGCGTTCCTGCTTCGCGTGAATGTTTGCGTATAATCCCTTGGGTTTCATTTAAAGATAATAGCTAGGGTTAAGAGAAGTGAAATCAAAATCGCGGATGCAATAAATCGTGGACTCATGCGGTTGCGTTGTTTTCAAAGTAATTCTTAAATACCCTCACGGCGAATTGACTCATGGATCTCTCGTCGGCTTTTGCGGCGGCGGCGACTTTGGCCTTTAGGTCGGCGGGGAAATAAAGACCGAGAAAGACATTCTCTTTTTCTTTGGTTGCTTCAATGATTGGTTCGGCGGCGGTTGGTTCGGTGGTTGTTGTCATGTTCCAATGGTTAAGGTGAGCAAGGATTCTTGCACGACTATTTATCATCTGCAAGACTATTTTAATGTTTTTTTACAGGGTAGGTTGATTTCTGGTATCGGGGTGTTCCGATGAGTCCCTTTTTTGCCAAGTTGTCAAGGAAAATCCAGATGTAGGGGATACAGGGTTGTGATAGCGGGTTCATTCTGTATAGTCCTCGTAGTCTTTATAGTTTATTTTTCGTCCACAAGAGCACTCGTCTTGTTCACAAGATTGATCGTTATGGTCAACGATTATTGTATATTCTGCCCCACAATCGGAGCATGTGTGTGTTATTCTGAGCATTTTAATGCGGTTATTATTTTTTCGATCTCTCGGTCTATGGCATCTAATTGTTTTGCCATGCGATCAATTATCTCTGCAAGGGTTGGTTGTGGCGGCGGTGTTTGCGTGTTTGTGTTCATGGATTTATGGTTAGAAAATCTTTGGGAAGATTTGGCTTAATCGGCGGTCAGTAGCATCGTCGGCGGCGGCTTCTTTTGCAAGGATCGTTTTGATTCTTTTTTCAAGGATGATTGCCATGCGGTGAATTTCTTTTGCACGAGGGACGCTGATACGGATTTGATCTAATCCGTGATGCTCGGCGGTTCGTATCTCAGTAAAGAGAAGCGGTTCGATGTTGGCAATCAGGGCGGCGGTTTCTTGTAGGGTGGCGGTATCGGGTTTCATGCTATTAAAAATCAATCTCTTCGGCGGCTTCTGCTAGGGTGTCGGCTATGTGGCCTAAATGCGTATGATATGATTGGTCAACAGAGTTTCGGGTCATAAAATATGCCCTAGCAACTAGGCGTTCCAGTATCACTATATCTTCCAGTGTTAAGAATACTTCGGTTGTTCGGCGTGGTTTTGTAGCTTCCATGTAGGTTTCTAGGTGTTGATTATTAAGAAATACCATATTATGCGGCGGCGGTGTTGGTGGTTAATCTTCTATTGCGTCAAGGATTCCTTGAATGAATTTAGCCTGTTGAAAATGCTGGTTTTCATGTGCGAGAACTAATTCGGATTTAATTACTTCAAGAATCCAATCGGTTTCTTCTTGGTTTAACTTTATTTCGATCATGTCATCTGTTTTCATGCTTTTCTTCCTATGGCGGCGATTGCTGTTTCAAGTGTGCAATATGTTCCTATCAGTTGGTCGTTCATTTCAGGGTCATGCTCGAAAAGCTCATCAAGGTCGCCTATGGCAAACTGGATTGCTGTTGTCAGTCTTTCAATCAATGCGGCGGCATCGTCGCAAGCATCGGCGGCGGTTCTGTCTCCAAAAACTTCTTCGGGGAAGTCATTGTGTTGCTCGTAATCGTTAAGCATACAAGCGGCGGCGTTTAGTCTAATGATGATGTCTGGCGTTTTCATGTGGTCGTTTTTGTGGTGGTAACAGGTTGTGCAAGTTTCTCGGTCTGCTGGTTCAGGTGCTAGGGTGACGGGGCGCGGCGGCGGTATCACTTGCCAATGGTCTCCTTGTGGGGCGATTTCTAGGGCGTTTGTGGGCGTTTCTGGCGTGGTCTGCGTGGTCATATTATTTTTTATTCTTTAATTTATTCTTTTTATTCTTTTTCCGTTTTTTGTTTTGTCGTTAAAATTAAAGGGATTATGATAAACAAGTTTTTTTGTGTGTCGTGTTTTTACTACAAAGCGGAAGCGTCCCCCCATAGCTTTTCCTCAAGCTCTTTCGTTTGGGAATAAGAGAGTTCCGATAGGCCTAGTCTCTTTTCGTCGGCGGTGGATAGCGCGAAAGAATAGAAAATCCCTTTGCCTGTATCGGCGGCGGTGACTAGCATGATTTCATCGTGTCGATTCTTTACAAGGGCGGCAAATAGCTTTCCTGATAGGTCAAAGAATCGGATTTGATTCTTTAATTTCTTGAATGTTCCTGATGCCGTTCTGCCATTTATAGGACGGAAAAGCGTTTCCGTAGCTTTGACGGCGGTGTTGCATAAGTAAATTTCGGGCGTGATGTTGAGCGTTTTCATGGTATCAAGTCGGGTTGGGTTTCGGTGTTGGTGGTTTCCTGCGGTGGTTCTGGTGGTAGGGTTTGCCCTGCTAGGTTGAAGGGTAATTCTGCTTCGGGGATGAGTTGGAACTGGTCTGATGGGCTTTTATGCTTCATATGCGGCGCAATAGTCTCGGATCTTATCGTCGAGGGATTCGGTCGGGAGCCATAGGGCGGCGATTTCTAGGGCCTCCCTTGGGCTTAAATGGAAGCCAAGAAAGGCGGCGGTGATGATGATTTGGTGTGGCGTTATCATGCTGTCACCTCCTCGGAGAGAAAGTTGCGGGCTGATTCTTCAAGGGTTGAAAAGAAAGCATCGGAGACGGCCTGTTCCCAAGTCGTGCAAAGTGCGTCAAGCGTCTCCTGATGGTCGTCAATGTCGGGGAAATACTCGTAGCCTGTGCAATCTTCGAAAAGGGTGTGTGGCGTGGGATCTCCTTCGTCGAGTTGCTTCAATACTGATTCTGCGGTCTCTCGTTCCCCTCTGGTTGAACGGCCTCCCCAAAGGTCTTGGATTGCCCATTGTGCGGCATTCTGTCCTGCTTTAGTGCCGAGGATCTCGGCTGTTTGTGTTGCTTTGTCTATGTTCATGTTTTTAGGGTTTGGGTTTAGTTTGTTGCAAGGTAGGCAAGACGGGCGGCGAGTGCGGAAAGGATTGCAAGCAAGAGGCAAACCAGCAAGACAAGCTGACGGATCTGCTTTTCGCGTTGATACTGGACAAGAGCGGGGGATTTTTCGTGGTGCATGGGGTTAGGTTTAGAGGGTGGCGCGATCTGCGAGGGCGTCGGAGATTTGTCCTTGTCGGTGCTTTGTGTCGATGAAGTCAACGAACCAAGAACGGCAAGAGGTGGTCTGCGCGTTCTGTCCCTTTGAAAGGGTGCGGCGTTTCCTCGCTTCGCTTTCAAGGTTCGGGAAAGAATCCCAAAAAGCCTCTCGGAGTTGTGCTTGTGTCGTGTAGGTTGTAAAGCGCATGGGTCGGAAGGGTTGGGGGTTAGTCAATGCAGAGGGCAATTCCGCGCGAGTAATAGCAATCCACCCTTTCCCCTGCGGGAACATCGTTCGGCCTGATTAGGTAAAGGGCGCAACCTCTCGGGTCTGTCTGCTGGTAGTGGGTCACTCCCTTTCCCTCTAGGATCTCGGAAAGGCGGCGCAATGCTCCCTTTTCTCGGTCTGCTACTGCGTGACGGGAGGTTGTGCCGTTCCTGTGATAGTGGCAAACCTCAAAAGGTTTTCCTGTGGCTTCGTCGCGCTCTATGTGGAAAGACCGGAAGCCGTTGTCATCTCCGCATTCTAACTCATGCCAACGGTGCAGGGTTCTCTCGATCTTTAGAAGGCGTTTGGTCTCGTCCATCGTGAAGCCTAACAATGAAAGGCTGTTCATTAGGTGCGTGTAGCGTTGTGCGGTTCGTTTGTTCATGGTGTGCGTGGTGTTGGTGTTGGGGTGATTGGTTACTTGGTTAGGGCGCGATTTACCATTAGGCGAATCATGCCAATCTTTACATGCTCAAAATCATTTCCCTTTAGAAGTTCTGAAATGTTCTGCAAGGTGGCTTCTGCATCATTGGTGACTCGGACGGGAACATGATAAACTGCTCCGTCTGCGTCATGCGTGGTCATTAGTATTTTTTCTGCGGTCGTTGTTGTCATGGTCTTTGTGTTGTTGTTGGTTTGGTTTGGGGTTGGGTGATTAGAAACATTGGGGGAGGAGTCTTGAACCGATAACCTCGGCAAGATCGTGATGCTTGAGAGTTATTCGCTTTTTTGCTTCCTGTAACTCTGCGACATATTCGGGAGAAGTTTCGAACCTCTCAGCCATTCGAAGTTCCGTTTCAATTCCAGACAGGGTCATGGAATCAATGATGTTCTGGACGCATTTCTCGTTGATCGCTGTCATGTTGTTGGTGTGGGTTGTGTTATTCATAACGGGGAACATCATGCCATACTCTTTCAACCCTTGCAAGATCTTTTTTGCATCAAGTGAAGATTTATTCTCAACTATTTTTCAGCCCCATAGCAAACCCCATGCCAACCTTTTTACAAACTGAAAGAGCCTTTTCTAAAAGGATACGATCTACCACAGAGGGGTACTAACTTCGTTTGCGGGCATCCTCGTGCGTTTAAAACCCTATCAGCTTTTGATCTCCTTTTAGAACATTTTATACAATTAGTTAAGCGAATATGATTGACAGATTCTCAACCCCCCATGTACAATGTTAATCGAACAAAGCCCCCCTTCCTGCTTCTTCTCGGCTTTTCGCTGAAGGCTCATCTGGCTGAATTTGCCAACATTTGACAAGTTATTCTACCCTAGTAAGATTCCCATCCATGAAACAGCGTCCTCTCAACACCCGTCAAAAGAAGTTCCTCGAAAATCATCTAATCAAAGGAATGTCCATCGCTGAATCTGTCAGGAGAGCAGGATATTCCATCAAGTCCGGACGCTCCGAAGATTATTCTTCTTGGGGGTGCAGGATACTAAAGACACCTCGTGTTGCTTCCGAGGTTCAGAAGATCCGTGAGAAAGCTTTCTCTCGTGAAGCGTTGTCTTACGCTGAAAAGCGGGCGTTTCTGGCTAGGGCGGTTCGTACTTCGGTTGGTGAGATTCACGAGGGGAGCGACCTTGCGCAAGAGGTGACAATCACCGAGGGCAAGGAGGGGACAAGTCGACGGGTCAAAGCGGTGGACAAGCTACGGGCACTTGAACTGGACAGCAAACTAGCAGGCGACTTCTACTCCGACCGCGAACCTCAAGCGAACAACAATTTCCTGTTCCTCGTCAACCTAGGCAAGGCCGGCATTGGTAACGCTTTGCCAGTCGCGTTACCTTCTCCAGTCAGTCAGACTACGCCAGTCATCGAGACGCAAGCCGAGACGCTGGCAGACTAGGGTGGGACTCCTAGCGTCAGGAGATCCTAAGGAGATCCTAACCGGGTGGTGGGGAGGGGTATGCCAACCAGCTAATAGGGCGGGTATGTGCGACACGACCTTCTGAAAAAAATCAGTATTCTGGAGTTTCCCCTATTGAAAGATCCTTTTATGTTGACTGATGATTATGGTATAGTTTAAGTAAGAGAAAAGATGACATTGAGATACCCACCAGAAGAGTTTACGAAGCCTAGCATTATGTTGTTGAGGAGTTTGGCTATAAAGTTGGGATTGAAGGTTAGAAAAGAGCCGGGAGGTTATGGTGGATTGAGGATGGAGCGGAAGAGATTGGGAGAGTTGCTTAAGGAAAACATAACAGATGCGAGGTTGAGTGAGATGGATCGGGATACAATTAAGTATTTGGAATAGGCTTTACAGGAGTTTAAATGCCCTGTAGCGTGTTTTTATTATGAACGAAGGTGAACTACTCATTACGCTATTAAATTCTGCTACGATTGCCCATGTGTTGCATTTGAGGAGTAGGAGTTATGCGGAGCATAAAGCATTGCAGGGGTTTTATGAGGGTATGCCTGATGTTGTGGATGCTGTGATTGAGTCATGGCAGGGAAGGCATGGTGAGTTGATTGATTATCCTGATCAGGTTGTTGAGATTAGCGAACATAGGGATGCCTTGGAGTATCTTGTATATTTGAAATTGGTATTGGAGGAAGATCGTTATGTGTTGGGTGAGGAGAGTGAGATTCAGAACCTTGTGGATGATATTGCACAGTTGATTGATTCAACTATTTATAAGCTGACTTTTTTAAAGTAGGTTTAAATATTAAGATTGAAATGTATTGGGATATTCCCCTCATGGGTGATTATCTCTGCACGAGTTAATCAACTCATGCTTCATCTATTGCAGAAAATCTAAACAAAAAGGAAACGGGGAAAACTTAGGCGTTACAAAACCTATGCATTTATTTGTATCTGTCAAAGTATTGTAACCCCCATCGGGAATAATTATTGTATTCGCTCGTGAACTTTTATTGAATGTGCGTGATCGGTAACATTTTGGAAGAAAAACTACCTATTATTTCTGACAAGATGAATAGATGAAATAAGTTACTATTTGTTGATAGTAAGCCACTTATACTACATTTGAATAGTATTTTGCTCCAGCAGTAGGATTTGAACCTACAACCATTCGCTTAACAGGCGAACGCTCTACCATTGAGCTATGCTGGATTGGCTACCCGACATGGACTTGAACCATGAATGAGGCTTCCAAAGAGCCTAGTGTTACCATTACACCATCGGGTATTATTTGCGTGGTCTGCCTCGACCCCTAGGGACATCAACCCTATTGTTCCAGACATTCCGACCATAGATTGTCTTCCTTGCCAATTCTTCAGGCAAGTTCAAAACATAGTTCTTCAACCAGAGCTTTTCCTCTGGCCCTAGATCACCCACAATAACTCCATACTCTTCTCCTATATCAGACAATTTTATTGCTTCATCCAAGAGTTCTTTTTGTGTTTTCATTTATTTTCTAAAAAAGTGTTGACAAGAATAAAAAATTCCGTAGAAGGGGGATTGTATGAATATTCCATTCACTACAAAATTGGAAAAAACCTGTGATGAATGCGGTGGAACTGGTCGTGATTGGTATGATGAAGGTCAGGGGGAACCCTGCTGGAAGTGCCAAGGTACAGGCCATGTTGCCACAGATGAGGGGAAGGCTATCCTTCAACTTATCGCGCATCATCAAATGGATCTTCTTCAATTTGCTTAATTTTTCTTTTTGATGGCTGTTAAAAAGCTATCAACAAGATAACCAACGAGGTATGCCTGAACCTCGTCGCAACCTTTTTTCTCTTTTATAGAAACAAAATCTATTATGTGGTTTGCAACATGAACACACTCATGCGCTAGATTAGAAATATGTGTCGGTGTATTTTTCCAATTAAATAGTAAAATAACGCATGGGTTTGAAAGAACTGCGTGAGCATCTCCGTGTTCGCAAAGATCAATGGTTTGATTATATTTTTTATTAAACCATTTTTTGGCTTCTTCTTTATTTTTTGTAACAGAAAACCAGCAACCAACCCTAAATGGGCTTACCTCTAAATATAGTTCATAAGGTAATTTCATTTTCCCCTATAATGCCAAGTTGGTTTTACTCCTGCGCCGCCTATTTTTATTCTAAATTGTTTTTTTTCCCATTTATTAGACGACAAATTTTTATTAATGATTGTTTCAACTTTCCCTATTGAAAGATTCCATATTTCGCACAATTGCTTTGCATTAACCCAACCCAAGGGCACTTCGTCTTCTTTTATTTCATTGGTTTGTTGAATCCAAGCATACGCTGAATTTTTTAAATCTAATTCAGATGGATTTAATAGGTTTTGTTTCTTGCGGCTCATATTGTATTAGTTTGGTTGCTGGAAGTTCATTTTTTGCACATCCTCTCCAATCAAGGATTCCAATTCCGGGGCGACAAATAGCATCTCCCACTACTTTATGTCCATATCTTGTAAGCAACTGCCATGCAGGAGTTACCATAAAAATACCATTTCCATCGTTAAAAATTCCTCCCGTGTGTCGATGGCCTCTTAAATATATTTTTGGAACCCTATGACCAACACGGGAGTAATTTTGACGGGCGTTTCCCATAGTAATGCTCATTGCACCAGCTTCTAAATATGCTCTTGCTGAAGTGGGCATATGGTGGGCTATATCAATAAGAGTGCCATTAACTTCGATTAAACCTTTATCGCCCATCCATTTTGCATGAATTTCTTTTGCAATCATTTTTTCCCAATCGCCAACGTGACATTCTGTTCCAGAAGTCATGTAAACTGCTGATGCCATTTTTGCCAAAGGTTTTAGGCATTCTATAGCCGCGAGTGAATGATCGTAATTTAATGCCGCAACAATTTCACTAGATCCATGATGCCTACCTTCGATACAGTCTCCATTGATAATCAGAATAAAAGGTTCTTTGCCAAAGTGATTTTTAACCTTTTTGTCTTTGTCATTCCAACATTGCCATAGCCATTGTTGATGAAGATTGTTTCCAAGTCCTATTTTATTTCCTGTGCTAGTAATGTGACCATCGGGCCATAATCCTACTGTTGACCCGCAATGGAGATCGGAAACTACGACGATCCCCATTGGATTTTTCGATTTAATCATGTGTTTGTTTTTTGATTCCCTGTGGAGGTTTATCAGAAACCAAATTGTGCAAGAGCCTAGCCGCATGATGCAAAGAGATTTCTTCCTCTTCCATCATTGTTGCCAAAATTTGAGCAAGTTTAATTCGTTCAATGAGATGATGAAGATAGCTTATAAGATCAAGCTGTTCATCTTTAAGGTGTTTGGCATACCAACCAGCACCAGCAGTCCAAAACTGGGTTTTGTGTTCGGAACTTCCTTTGAAGTATTTGTCTATTCCAGCCACCGATGCCTCTGCCCAAATATCAATGGCATCTTCTTCGGGTGTCATATTTATTATGGTTTTATTTGTGGTTGCTTTGGATAAACCTTTTCCAAATTTCTTTAGGTTTGATATATCCTGCCACGTTGCATACATAGCATGGATAGTTATTGCAAGCTTTTAATTCTTTCCAACAATTTGGGCAAAGTCCGTTGATATGGGCAATAAAACCAAAAAAAACTCTCCAGATATGTTTCATCAAAATATTTTGTATGCAAGTTTTGCGCCTTTGATCAAATTGATTTTTGCTGGCAATACTTGGAGATTGGTATGAATATGATAACCGCCATACCATCATCCCGTACATGGCCTCGTTTAAGTTTTTCCATTAGAAGTCAAGATATCCAGCAAGACAGGAAACATCTGCTCCAGACAATTCATGTTGATCAGTATCAACAAAAATAATGCTCCATCCTTGGTTGTCAAACATTTCCAACATCCATTCCATTGCTTCAACATAAGTATTACGTTCTGGAAAAAATGCTCCAGAAATTGCTACTTTTTTGTTTCCGGGAATCTTAATGACATTTGTAACTCCACAAGATTGAAACTTCTTTGGAACAAGGATTACTTCTCCAAGCTTATCAAGTTTTTTGAATGATTCAGAACTCATTCCTTCTTTGCAAACAAGGAACTTTTGTTTTTCAAGAACTTGAATCACACAATCAAGGTGAAACAAAGCTGGTTCTGTTTCATGGATAGGAATAATTTCAACTCCACATTTTTTGGAAATCCAATCGTATGCTTTGATATCAGAGTGAATTCCATATCCACCAAAGTATCTTCCTTCATCAAATCTGATTAAATCAGCTTGTCCTTCTTGAAAATAGGGTGGCTGAATAACAGTATAGCCTCGTTTTTCAAAAAACTTGCGACCCGGTTCTTCTTCGATCTTACGACCCGGTGCTTCCATCTTTGCCAAAACAATAAATGGATTAATGGCTGTAAAAAGATTTGCTGTATAGCTTTGATCTTGCGCTCCTTTAACTGGAGGAACTTCAAGAACTTTGACATCCATTGCGGTCAAAAGCCTTTTGATTCTATTGTAATGACTAGTAGCCCTCTTGATGTCCACCTTTTGTGGCTTCATGTGAACATTGTTTGGAATTGCTGTAGAAAGATATTTTGGCTCACACATCACAATGGATGGTTTCCTGCGATAAACTTCTCCAGTAGTATGATTTGGCGCAACCCCATCTGTCCCTTTTACAAGGCTAGAAATAGAAGAATCAATCCTTCCATGAAGGACAGAAGGTATCATAGATCCATTTCTAAAATCTTGAGGTGCGAAACGAGCCATATTGTTAAAATTATGCCTACGTTTTATTAACAGGTCAATCCAAGGCTAAAGAAAAGCAAAAGATTAAAGCAAACACCCCCCTCATCCCCCCACCAGTAGTAGGGAAAGCCTGTCAGAAAAGAAAAGAAACTACTGCACCCCGAAATCTTGATGCAGGATGTTTCTCCTCATTCTCATCGGGTAAGGAGTTTTGGTTCTCCAAAGCCGCTGTTGTTGGATCGCGTGGTACGAATTCACGCCCATCCTCACTTGCTATAACGGGCAAGGGCCGTCAAGTGTTGCACCACTATGACGGCCCTTTGTTTCTTTGGGGAAAATGATAGGATCAGAATGGTGCAACATTCAGATGTTGTGACTTTGCCATCAGCCGCAAAATTTGTCAAGCGTCAAAATCCATCTTCGTCGCAAGTCATTCCCGCATAGCTCAAATCGTCTTCGCTGGTAGGGTCATCGCTTTGACCACGATTGTGTATTAGACGTTGTTCCCAATCCCTGATTTCTACGATGTCCAAAGATTCTGAACCTTCTTCTTCAAAAGTAAACTCAAGCCCTGCTCGGCGGAGCATCTGGACGGCATAGGTCAAGGAATCAGCCAAGTCGGGCGACTTCTTGATACGCTGTTTCATGTCCAGCTTTTTTTCCACGGCGACCTTTCTTCCCTTGTGGTAATAAAGCCTAGAGCAAAGCTCACCGATTACTTTGGAGTGTTGTTCCACATCAATGCCAACAAGGGATCGTGTGGACATAGCTGTGTGAACGGCAAACCAATACTCCGTAACAAGCCTGTCATACGCTTCCTTGCAAGTACGCTTATCCAAATTACTGATCTTCCTTTCCGTAGGCATTCCCATTGAGGAAATAGGGAATAGGAACATAGCTTCAGGATTAAACTTACTCCATTCAATGATTATTGCCCTCATCATTTTACCGCCATCACCTGAAATATCCAAGCCAAAGTCTCTTGGATGGACTCCGTATTCTAAGCAATCTCTAACTACTTGCATGGCAATGCTTTCTTCAAATACTTCACCCACAGATGAGTTGTATTCTTTAGTTCCAAGGTAAAAACCTACGTTTCTACCAGTATCATTTTGACCAAATCGGCAAAAACTAGCCGCACATCTATCTCCTCCTGCTGTAAATGCAGGGTCAAAGCCACAAACAACTTTTGTTCTATTGCTCCAAACAGGTTCAAAAGCAATATCGCACCCTTGAATAAACTGTTTTGAGAAGATTGTAAGTTCTACAGAGCTATCAGGCCACCATCCATAGACATTTCTCCAGTATTCTAGGGCATTTTTATTGCCATAGCATCGTTTTAGGGTTGCCGCTTCGCCAACAATAGTCAAAAACCTATCAAAAGGCGGTATTTCCGCATCAGGAACCTTAAAATTTGGGCTATCTTCACCAGAAAGATGCAACGCAACGCCAGTTCTGGTTTTCCATTTATGGGTATATCTGTTTACAGATTCCCATTCCATAGGATCATCTGGCTGGCATAGCTCGGTATGGGGATTGTTGGCAGTATTAGATGGGTTAGCCATTCCTCCAAAGATAAAATCAGGATTAGCACCAAGATTGACGCGAGTATCCAAGGCATAAAGATCCATTTCGGCTAATTCGTCCAAGAAAAGTCTCATTCTGGCATTTTTACGACCTCTTGTATTCTCAACAGAACGCTTGCCTTCACCTCCACGGGGAAATGCAAGGGCTTTAATGGCATTTGTGTAGTCTCGTTCAGGGTCTTTTGTGTCAATTGACTCAAAAACAATCATTCTTCTATATTCGACAAGATTACCAATCTGGTTATCTTTTCCGTATTTAGCCTGAATATTTCTCATTGCAATCCGATAAAGTGTGCAAACTTTACCCCACAATCGGTCTTCAGAAGCATCCAAAGATGTGGAAGCAACGTATGTTGAGGTGCAATCAGGAGCGCAAAGCCAATCAATCACAATACAAGCCGCTACAGAAAAGGTTTTTCCGCTAGATGCACACCCTGCAATGCCCCAATCGTTCTCATTGCAAAATAAATCAATGATGTCTAGGGCATAATTATTGGCTATTCCTTGTGATTGAAGCAGAACATCGTCTCCATAGATCAATTGAAAGCAATTGACCATATGTTGTGCAGGGTTTTTAAGCTCTGTATTTTCTAGTTTGATGCCCATTTTTATACGCTCTCGCCTTCCAAACTCTCCGCGAGTTAATCGGTATGCCGTTAATTCACGAATGAATTGCGGAACACCACCAAGAAAATCAAGTCCGTATGTAGTATCCTTTGGAGGATCAAGACAAATGCCATTGTAGTCCATGAACTTTTACTATTGACTTATTTTATAAATTAATACAAGCATTAGGTTCACATGAGACTCAAAGATAAGAACGGGCCTATACCCGGAGGACTTTGGTATGAATATAGCGACGATAAAGGAAATACTTATCGCGTTAATGGAATGGATACAACTTTTGGAAGACCTTTTACCCAAAAAGTATCTAGCGATATGACAATTAACAATGTTCAAGTGCCTGATAATTTAGAATACTTGATTGAACAGCAAATTTGCAGTAGGATTTCTAGCCAATACTATTGGCAAGAAGCAGGAGACAAAGTTGCAAACGTGATTCATCGTTTTGCAAACCTTGGAGATCGCGTTGCGGCAAGCCTTGGGGTTCAAACAAACCTTGAGAGAGCCGCAAAGGGTTGCACCGCTTGCCAGAAACGCAGACAAGCAATGAATCAAGCTCTAGGCTAAAATGGCAAAAACCAAAAAGATCGTAAATCGTGAAGGAGTCTCCAGTTGGGGATTCAACACAATCAATTCTAATGGCGTTGCCCCTACGAGCCGAGTTCAAACTGCAAATGATGCGTTTACAATCTGTTGGAATCTGCGACTTGACAATGCTGGTCGTGAACGCAAATGGGGTCGCATTTACAAATGTTATAAAGGTTTTCCTCCTACCGATTATAGCCAAGTAGCATCCCGTCAACTATCTGGAATGAGCAATGTGCCATTCCGTCAGATGAAGTTTATTGTTGACAACCAAAAGTCTAGCTTTGTGGACATGGTGATGGAGCGCAATACTGCCGCAAATATCACGACCAAGTTGGGAAATCCTACAGAAAAAAAAGAATGGAGTGATCTTATCAGCTTGGGTTTTGATCGCATGCTCCGTTCGTGGAACAGCTACAATTATAATGTGGAACTTGATGTGGAGGAAATGACGCTCTACGGAAAGGGATTTGAGATTGCAGAAGATCGTGATGGATGGCCTACAAAGAGCTTTCATAACTCCAATGTTCTAATTCCAGATAAAACGTATGCAGACCTCACGAACTTGGGTGAGCTTTGTATCAAACGTAGCTACACCCCCCTTGAGTTCTGGCTCAAGATTACTGGAGGAGAGGAAGATCCAGTAAAAGCTGAACAACACGCTACAGAAATGGGGTGGAACTTTTGGGCTTGTGTGGATGCGCTTCGGATGTTCACAACGAACTATCGTAATACTTATACCAACACGGAATGGTTGCGTGATGTTGCTAGTGGGAATCTAAATTTGTCTCGTCTTTATACTCTTCGCATTGAACTTTATGAGCTTTACATCATGGAGTTCAATGGGAGCATTTCCAAAATGCTTCTCCTCCAGAATTATGGAGGTCTTGTTCTTGGGTACAAAGAAAATGGTCGCAAAGATTTGACAGAAGAAGAGTATCGTGATCAAACGGGATTCCTTTATTATCGAAAAGATTGGGTAGAAAAGGATGGTGATGGATGGGATGACATCATTGCTCCCATGTGTGACTCTACTGGAAGTGGTATTTGGCATGAAATTCAGGGTCTTGCCGAGGCAGTATTTATTCAATGCCGAGCCTATGACATCCATATGAATCGTTTCATGGATGCTGTTGATTGGAATACCCGTTTGATGTTCAAGGGTGGTTCTGCTGAATCCACAAAAAAATTGAAGCAGATGGAATGGCAACCTTGGATGGTTCTTCCACAAGATGTTGAACCTCAACAAATCTCCGTTAATATTCCTTTCCAAGAAGTTCTTGCTGGCATTCAGTTCTACCAAGCTGATCTCTATCGCGGGATCGGTGCTTACAATATTGGTCAAACAACCAAGGGTGGAAAACAACGCACTAAGGGTGAGGCTCAGCTTGATGCCGCTGAATCTGCAAAGCTCCAAGGTACGCAGATTCGCCGTTTTAATGATAACCAGACCCGCTGGCTCCGATTGCTTTACAAGCGCATGAGTAATACCAAGCGTGGTGGAAACGGCTGGAGACTCAAAGAAAAGTTTATTGACTTCATGGAAGAGAATGGAGTCCCTGAAGAGGCGTGGAAGTGGGAGAATATTGAGAATTTGGAAAGCAATATGCTGGCTGGATCTGGAAGTCCCTCCTACAAGCTGATGGCGGCTCAGCAGACTGTTTCACTCACGGGAATGACTCCAATGAATGATGGTCAAGCTAATGCCATTGCCGACGCGATTGCGGCCCTTAATGGTCGCCAAAACGTCAATCGTTACTTCCAACATACCAAGGTAGAGATTCCTGATGAGCAGGGCATTATCTCAATGGAGAATATTGGAATGACTGATCCAAAGGGCAACCCTGCCAATTTTAGGGTTTATCCTGATCAAAACCATGTGGAACATTTCAAGGGTCACTTTCAAGATGCCGCAACATCTATGCAGGAAGCCCAACAAGTTCTTCAATCTACTGGCGTTAATACCAAGGGACGCAATAGCCAGCAGAAAGAACAATCGGTTGATGATGAGGCATTTGAACTTCTTCGTGACATCTACGCTTGCCTTATGCGCTTCAAAGGGCCGCATCTTGTTGCTCACCTTGGATTTATTCAGAAAGATCCTTCTAAAAAAGAAATGGCAAAGCAATTTGGTCAACAGATGCAACAACTCCAACGTGGTGTTGATGAGCTTGGAAGTCAAGTTTCTCAAATGGCACAAGCTAAACAACAAGAACAGGGTCAGGGACAGCAAGACCCTCATACCATCAAACTACAGGCTCTTGTTGCCAAAGAATCCATACAAACCGATAGCCTTAAGAAGAAAGAAGACATTAAACTTGCCGCTCTCGCACAGAAGGCACAACTTCATAATGCAAACAGCATGGAGAAAGTGGCAACCGATCTTGCCACCAAAAGGGCAAAAGCCGCAAACGATATTCAAATTCGCAGAGCCAAAGCCGCTCATGATTCACAAGTTTTGCAAGACCAGCATGAGCAGGAAATGCAAAATCAACAGCAAATGAACGCTCAAGACACTATGGCTCAACAACAAGCCATTCAAGGTCAAGAAGCAGTAACACAAAGCAACCCGCAAATTGGACAATTAAATGGCTGATAAAAATACCACTAACCTTGCCGCCGCAATTATTAACGACCGACGCTACAGCGAACTTAAAACATCAATCTACGAGGATCTTGTAAACAAAGATCACGCAACAGTTGTTGCTGTTTTTAAGACACTTCAGGATTACGCTATTGATGCTGAAGATAATTCTTTCCATGCTGGCGAAAAACCAGCAATGATTACTTCAAATGTTGGAGGACATGAACTTGAGATCGACCCCGATCTTGATGATGCTCTTACACCTGAAGAAGTATCTCTTCGCAAATAAGTAACCACACAAAACCAAAAACATATGTCTGAAACCGCCGCTGTAGAAACCACGCAAGAATCTAATCTTACAGCCGAATCACAAGCTGACAAAGCCGCAAGAGATGCCGCAGTAAAACAAGCAGATACTTTTTTTAGGGCAAATATCAAGGATGCCCCAAAGGGAACTCCTGAAGACCTTTTCAAGAAGATGGCAGAAAAACTAAATCAGGATTCTTCTCAATTTCAGGAGAAAGTTGATGCGGAGAAAGATGCCTCAAAATCAGCGGAAATTAACAGAGTAGAGCCTGAAGTAAAGGCAACGCTTGTTGATGATGAGAAAAAGCCCGGTTTCATCAAGTCGCTAAAACAAACCAATGAACAACTTGCAAAGGAGGCCGCTGAGCTTAAGGCAAAAGTTGCTGAATACGACAAGGCTCAAAAGGAAATTGAAGAACTTCGATCCAAGATTGATGATAGCGAAAGCAAGAAGGAGGTTGAAAAACTCCGCAAAGAACTTGAACTTGCCATTAAAGAAAAACAAGAGCGTGAGGAAATTCTTACCCGCGATCTTGAAGAGGTCAAAAAGGCAAATGCTTTCCTGAATCTTCCAGCAAGTCCTGAATTTAAGCAGGAGTTTGATTCTCCTATTGTCAATGGATACAATCAAATCAAGATGATCCTTGGTGAAGACAACTCATCTATTACTGAATTTGCAAAAGCAGTTCAGGCATACGAGGCATCTCTCACTACTCAAGATCCCGCTGATAGGGCTAGACAACGAGAGACATCAAAGCAGACTCTTAATTATATTTATGAAAACCTTTCTCCTATGGAGCAAGCAAAGTTTAATCAAACTGCTTATGATGTTCTCAACAAAGTTGAAGCTAGGAATCTAGCAATCCAGAATTGGGAAATTACTAAAGCACAAGTCGATGAAGAAAAGGCTCGTCGTATTCAAACAACTAAATCCCAAATTGGAAAGCGTTGGCAGGATGCTTTTGCACAAGCCAAGCAACAGCTTGATGATTCTGTTAAATACAATGAGGAAATTGCAAAGATTATTTCCTCTTCAAAAATTGACGATGACACTACGGAAGATGAAATGATTGCTGAAGCCGCATTGCGCGAAAACAGCAATTATGCTCCAGAGCAAATCACTCGCGTTCTTATGCAGGGCGCAAAGTTCAAAAAGGCAAAAGCATATTCTTTTGCTCTTGAAAAAGAAAACTCTGAACTTAAAGAAACAATTAAAAAGATGAGAGGTTCTTCTACTGGAGACGGAACGATTGGATCTTCATCTGCTGGAAAAGCAAGCCAAGTCGAAGAGAGGACTCCAGAGGCTTTGTTTGCTAAATTCAGAAAATAAGTAATTTTATAGTTGACGGACTATTAGGAAACACCTAATAGTCCACACTATCTGGATTAGTTGGTTTTGATTAGCCAACTGCTCTCGGTGAAAGCGACGAGTCTGATAGCGTCAGACATAAATAAAAAGCGGGTCGCCAAACTGGAGAGTAGTGGGGTGATCAAAAACAACAAGCGATGGTTGCCAGATCGCAAACCCTAAACACTAATCGTGTTTCAAGAGGGAGCGATCCTTTTTGGGACACACAAACAAACCCAAAACACTTAATTATATGGCACAAAACGGAGTAACATTCTCTAGCTGTCAGGATGTGGACACCCTGTTTAGGGAAGCCCGCACCTACTATAACCCATTCTTCATCAAGAAGATGGCCATAAACAGTATCTATTATGGTCGTCTTGAAACCGAAACTTGGCCTCTGAATACTCTTCCGACCCAGAAGGCTTTCCGCTTTGGTCGCGGTTGGTACAATCCCGGTCAGCCGTGGCAACAAGTTCAGAGTGGACGTTGCATCCAAAATTCGGATGAAGTTCAATTTGAAACCATTGCTCACCCCGGTACTGAAAGCTATACCTTCAGCCTTTT